GGCCGAACTCGTCCATCACCGCCTGCTTGCGGCGTCCGAGCGAGAGCCCGATCTCCGTCAGTTGCTCCCTGAGGCCGGCCTCGCCGGCCACCATGCCCCGCCACGAGGCCGGGTTCGACAGCATCTGGTCGACCAGCTCCAGGTCGGGCCCGCACAGCGCGCCCAGCGCCTGGGCTTCCTTCACCTGCATCCGCAGGTCGGCCACCATCGAGGTGATCTTGGCCCGCTTGGCCAGGTCGAGCTGGTCGAAGCTGCGAGGGTCGAAGTCCTTCAGGAGCTCGTCGTAGCGCTTGAGCCCCGTATCGAGCGCACGCATCGCGACGTTCATGCGCTGCACCTCGGCGGGCATCTTGCCCTTGCTCGCGTCGTCGACCTTCAGCAGCTTGCGGTACGTCGACTCGTACTCCTCCTTGGAGATCTTGCCCTGGACGAAGGCGCGCTTGAGGTCGCGGATGTCCTGGCCTTCCTTGCCGAAGCCGCCACCGCCGACGCCGCCACCACCACCACCGGTGCCGTCGCCATCGTCGCCGCCGCCGCCGGCCTTGGGCACGGCACTGTGCGGAAGCAGCACCCGAGTGCCGTCGGGCCTGATCTCCAGCGAGTGCCCGCCCAGCGCGTGAAACTCGCTCTTCTTCGCCTCAGGCATCTTGCCGCCCGCGGAGAAGATCGCCTGCAGCAGGTTTTCCTGCGCCGGGCCGGTGGCCTGGTCGGCGGCCAGCAGGCGCTCGGACATCTTGCGCTCACTGAGGATGTTGGCGAGCGTGCTCAGCTGGCCAACGCGTTCGAGCGCGTCCTGGATGGTGACGGTCTTGACGTTATCGCCCCGGTCGGAGCTGCGGTTCTCGGTGATCGGCGCCGGGTACTCGTCGATCGTGCCGTCGGGCAGCTCGGTGGTCACCAGCAGCATCGGCACGAACTTGTTCGGGTCGTTCGGGTGCGGCGCGTTGGCGATGAACTTCTTTTCCTTGATCACCGAGCCAGGCTGCCGGCCGGGCCCGCCGATGCCGGTCCTGCGCTCGCGCAGGAAGATCTGGTTCATCGCGCTCAGCTGCAGCTCGGTGTTGCCTGTCTCCAGGCCGGCCAGCCCGTCCGCGGCGGCCTGCTGCATCGGCGACTTCTCGCCAGGCTTCGGTGGGATCCACATCTTCAGCGGCAGGCCGGTCATCGCGACCAGGCTCATGCCCAGCTCGTCGTTGGGCACGCCGTCGAGTGACTTGTCGCCCTGCTGAACGCGGGCCCAGAGCTGGCTGGCCTTGAGCTGCTCTTCCTTCAGGAAGGGCTCGTTGAAGCGCTCCTGTGCCATCCTGACCCGCGTGGCCGCCTCGCTCTTGCGCTGCTGGTAGTTCGCGGCGATGGCCGGGTCGACCTTCTTCCAGTCCCCATTGGCGCCGGCCAGCAGCCCGGTGCCCTCGTCGCCGATCTGCTTCATGCCAGCGGTGGCCACCGTCAGCGCATCCTGGAGCTGCTGGCGCTTGTCGAGGTTGGCCTGGCGGTCCTCCTGCACCTTCAGCCGCGTATCGCCCACGGTGTCGCGCGTGCGCTGGTAGAGCGTGTTCTCGCGGCGCTCGGCGCGGTCCTGCTCCTGCAGCCCGATCTGGCGCTTGCGCTCCTCGGCAGCCGCATCACGGTCCTGCATCTGCATGCCCATCTGGAAGCCTGCCTGCAGGCCGCGCGCTGCCCCTTCGCCGATGCTGGCCATGTCGTCCCCTTAGAAGAGGTTGCCGGCGACGGCGCCGACCAGGCCGCCGATCACCGCGCCCCACGGGCCGCCCGCGGCACCATAGGACGCACCGAGCGCCATGCCGCCCATCGTGCCGAGCGTCGCACCGAGCTGCTGGTTGCCCTGCTTGCGCGAGGCCTCCATCTCCTCGTTGTGCATCTTGCGCTGCTGCTGTTCCTTGGCCGACTGCGTGAGCAGCGCGGACGCCTGCTGCTGCTGCTCCTGGCCATAGCCAGCCAGGCCGCCGCCGAGACCGTAGGTGCTCGCCATCACATCGTCCCCTTCGGCACCGCCGGCGCCGGATTGCCCAGGATGCCCTGCTGCCGCTGCACGGTCGCAGTGGCAGCGTTGTTGGCCGCGTTGACCGATGCCAGCGCGCCGGCCAGGCCGGTCTGCTTCTGAGCCGATGCAGCCTCGTCCGCGTTGAGGGTCATGCCCATGCCGGCCATGCGCCGGTCGGTGGCCTCCTGCTGCCGGCTGAAGGCGCCCTGCACGCCGTATTGCGCCTGCGCTGCGGCGTCGGTCGGCGCCGAGGCGTCGGTGGCGTAGTCGATCAGCCGGTTCTCCTGGGGCACGTACTGCTCCAGGTAGGTGTCCCACTGCTCGCGCGTGAGGTTGGCCAGCGCGGCGCTGGCGTCGAGCTCGGGAGGGCCCGCCGGGCCTTTCGGATCCTTGCCGTACCGCCACGGAACCGCAGCCGGGTTGCGGCCGCGCACCGCGTCGGCCACCGACATCGGGCTGCTCACGTACTTGAAGTACTTGCCCCAGTTCATGCCCATGTCATGGCCCCGCTTGTGGGTTGGTGCTGAAGCCGTCGAACGCCCCGCCGAGCCCGTAGATCTCGCTGCCGACAGGCGCGCTGGTGCGGGGCTTGTAGACGTTGGTCTCGACCTCGGCGGCCGGGGTTGGCCGGCGCATCTCCGCGATGCCCTGCCCGAGGACGTAGCCGCCGGTCTCGGCCATGCCCATGCGGCGCTGCAGCGCCATGTTCGCGTCGTGGGAGGCCTGCGCCCCGCTCATCTGCGCGAGGTTGCTGATGCCGGTCATGGCGGTGCCCTTCTCGCCCTTGCCCATGGCCATGAGGTTGCCCAGCCCCTGCACGTAGGCGTTGTCGATGTGCTGGTCGGCCCCGGCGATGCCGATGCCGCTGGCCATCGCAGAGTCGTCGCCCATGCCGGTCATCGCGAGCTTCTGCTTGGCGCTGCCCATCTCGCCGCGCGCCGCGGTGGCGCCGGTGAGGCCGGTCTGCGCCTCGCCGAACTTCGAGGCCGCGTCGGTCGAGACCATGCCGCGCGCCTGCTTGCGCTGGACCGAGTCCATGCTGCCGGTCTCGTCGATGGTCTGGGCCAGGCGCTGCTGCAGCGGCTGCCAGCGCTGCTTGAAGTCGGCCAGCTGCTGCATGGCCACCTCGGCCTGCGCGACCTGCTCGGGGGTCTGCTTAACCTGCCCGTTCTTCTTTCCAGCCATGATGAACCTCTCGTGTGAATGCGTCACCGCACCTTGACCACCCCGCACCCAGCATTCGCGACCACCCCTTGCGGCGTGGCATGAACGTGATTTCGCAGGCGCCAAGATCGACCGCAATGAGGTCCAGATCGGGTTCTCGTCGCTGGAATGCTCCGGGGAGAAATCCCACGCAGAGCAGCACGAACAATTCTAGGCCGCGCTGCCCTTGCGTGACAGTCAGCACCAGCACGGCGTCCGGTGCCACCAGGCACACCGCTTCGCCAAGGAGGCAGGCGAGCCGGATGCCGTCGATGTCCGGCGTGTCGGCCGGGATGCGGGGCCGAATGCTGCGCCACACCTTGTCGATCTCGGTGATCTCGAAGGGAGTGGCGCAGCAGCCCATGATCAGGTCTCGTTGCGGCCGTTGGCGCGCACCACGACCATGCTGGCCGCGCTCGCCTCGACCCAGATAGCGCCGCCGGAGGCGAGCATCTGCCCGACGACCTCGGGCATCAGGTAGCACTGCCCGGCGGCCAGCGCCTTGGCCATCACCACGGCGAACTCGTTGCCGACCGGCGTCGAGCCTGGCGGCACAACCCACACGCTGACCGTGCGCGGGGTGACGTCGATGTTCGTCGCGGTGAACTTGTCGACGATGGTGCCGAGGCCCCCATCCGGACTGGCGAACAGCGCCGCCTTCGCGACCGGTGCGAACTGGGTGTCGAACAGGACCACCTTGGCTGTCGTCATACGAGCACTCCTCGATTGATGTCGTCGATCTGCTCCTGCAGGCCCTGCAGCAGCGCCGCATGCACCGGCTGCTGGCCAGGCTCGCCCTCGCCGCCGGCGCCCGCGGGGATGTCGATGGCGGCGATGTCGCGGCGCAGCTGCTGGAGCTCGCCGGCCAGCTGCTCGGTGCGCGGGTCGGTGTCGATGCTGCCGGGGTCCATCGCGTCGACCACCAGCACCAGCGCGGCCAGCGCCTCCTGCAGGGTGGCGATCTGCCGCCGCAGCGCGTCCAGCTCGCTGTTGGCCGTCTGACCGGCCGCCTGCTGCTGCTGCCCGATCTGGCTCACCGCCGCGTCGAGTGTGCGGAAGCGCTCACGGATGTTGCCGATGACGATCTGCACCTCGCGCAGGTCGTTCGACCGCGGGTCGTTGATCGCCGGCTTGCCGAGGGGCGTGGCCATCACTCGAACTCCGCCACGTCGGACACCACCTGCACGGTGCGCGTGCGGCTGGTGCCGGTGAGCTCGTACTCGACCGCCTCGTAGTCCTGGCCCATCGGCAGCGTGAACGGCGCGCCGTTCAGGATCGGCTTGGCCAGCAGCAGCACGCCATCGCGGAAGATCCGCAGCGCCAGCTGGCTGTAGTCGCCGGCCTTGACGCGGGCCTGCTGGAAGGCGGTGCGGCCGGGCAGCAGCCAGAGCTTGCCGCGCCAGCGGAACAGCATGCGCCGGCCGAAGTCGCCGTCGAACTGGTGCACCGCGTGGCCATCGACCGGCAGGCCGGGGTCGCCCGGTGCCGGCGGCAGCAGCGCGTCCACGGGCTCCTGGTAGGCATCGAGCACCAGGTACAGGTGGTCGCTCAGCGGGTCGTTGTAGGCCGCGCTGGCGTGCATGCTGAGCCGGATGAGACCGAAGCCCTGCTCGCCTGGCGAGAGCGCGTAGACGCCCTTGTCGGTGCCGTTGTCGAAGCTGAAGTAGTAGCAGTCGTCGTGCGCCACGCCGAGGATCGAGGCCGGGTTGAGGGCCTGCCACTGGTCGCGCGTGAGGATCGCCTTGGTCAGGTTCTGCACCTGCGTCGGGCCGGCGCTGACCATCAGCCCGTCGGGCCCGGCGAAGATCACGCCGATGCCCACCAGGTAGGCGAGCGAGCGGCGCGAGGTGCACGCGTGCGGCGCGCCAGGCTTGCTCATCGAGTAGCTGTCGGGCGCGTTGCCCGAGGCCGTGTAGACGAACGACTGCGTGCCCAGGAAGACGGTGGTGTCGACGTTGCCGAGGCCGACGATGTCGGTGTCGACCGGCAGCCGGTAGGCGACCGGCCAGGCGTGCGGGTGGCCGGCGACCGAGAAGCACAGCTCGTTGCCCGAGCTGCCGACCATGATGCCGTTGGGCAGCGCCAGGATGTTGCGCAGGTCGTCCGGCGGCAGCTCCCAGTTGTCGCTCTCCAACGGCTCGCCGAGCTCGCTGTCGGGCAGGTTGTCGACGAACACCGCCTGGCTCAGCGGGATCTCCTCGACGAAGCGAAACACCGTGCCGGTCGAGCCCGTGGCGGCGCGGTAGATGCGCTTGGCGGTGATCTCGTAGATCTCCATGCCAGGCGGCACCGTGGTCGGCGTGGTGACCGCCACGGACGAGTTGACGTTGCGCTGGACGGTCTCGCTCGGGTCGCTCGGCGCCGACTCCTCGCCGAGGTCGTTGACGAAGGTGTAGACGTAGGCGGTGTACAGCGTCGTCTCGTCGGCTGGCGAGTCCTTGGGCGTGATCTGCAGCGCGAGGTTGTCGTACCAGGTCTTGCGGCTGCGCTCGTTGGCGAAGGCGGTGAAGGCGAGCACGCCGCCGTCGATCGGCCAGTCGATGGTCTTGTCGTTCAGGTAGACGGTGCCGCTGCCCTTGCTCACCACCTTGCAGGTGACCCGGGCCTTTGACGGACTCGAGATTACGGCCGAGAGGGTGACCGTCAGCCACTGCGCGACCGGCTTGACCGCGGCGTCGAGGATCTCGATCGTGTTGCCCGACCCGCGCTGGTCCCACGCCGTGTACTGCTCCAGCACGATGCCCTTGTCGGTCGACAGCACGAACGCCGCGCGCGAGCCGAGCTTGTTGGCGAAGAGGCTCACCATCGAGCGCTCGTTCCACATGACGTCGTACTTCAGCACGCAGGCCGGCGACAGGTCGGTGCCCAAGTCCTGCCACATGAACGGCACGCGCGAGTCCATGTCCATCAGGATCGACGGCTGCGGGGTGCCGACGTTGGCGTCGACACTCAGCCACATCGACCTGTTGCTGCTCGGCCCGCCGTTCTGGCTGAGCGTCCAGCCCGACAGCGAAGAGCCGTCCCAGCTCAGGCTGAACTGCTGCTTGTTCAGCACGATCGCATCGACGTAGGCGTCGAGGTCGGTGCCGCCGACGCGCGTGTAGGCCTGCAGGATGCGCAGCTTCACCGCGTCGTCCGGCACGGTGGCGGCAAGCTTGCGCTCGGTCCAGGTCAGCGCCGGCGTGATCGCCATCACATCGGTGTCCACCACGGCGAGCTGGTCGCCGTCGATGTCGAGGAAGTAGATCGCCAGGCCGGCCCGGCCACCGTTCGCGCCGCTCGCCTGGTGCCACACCAGCTCGATCGCCTGGCCGGAGGTGATGCCCTCAAGCACGAGGTCGATGTCCTGGTGGGCGATGGTCGATGCGTTGGGCCCGCCGGACCAGTAGTGCGTGCCGGCATAGGCCTGAAAGCCCGGCACGGTGGAGTTGTCGTGGTCGGCCAGGCCGCCGGCGGTGGCGGTCCATTCGAGCACGCCGCTCTCGGCGCCGGGGTTCTGCAGCGGCACGTCGCCGGTGACCACCGCGGGCGGCTGCACGTCGAGCGTCGGCGGCGTCTCGGGCGCGGGCACACCGATCGGTCGCGTCTCCACCGGGAAAGGCTCCGCACCGGTGGTGGCCATCGAGTAGTTCGTCCAGCGCGGGACATCGAGGCCGGTGATGTACGTGCGCTTGGTGTCGTCGCCCGGGATGATGCCGCGCGCCACCTCGACCTCCTGCTGCCAGCTCAGCCACTTGTCGCCGAGCAGGAAGATCGTCTTCACCGGCGCGCCGGTGTGGGCCAGCGCCTTGATGTGCAGGGGCCTGCGGAAGGCCTCCAGGTCGCCGGTATCGAGCCTGGCGTTCACGGCCACCTGCGCGGCCGCGTCGGGCAGCCCGCGCGGCGTCAGCAGCGGCACCTCGCCGCGGAAGGAGCTCGTGCCTACGCGCATAGCGGCTCCTCGACCGGCCACACGCGGATGGGCTCGTCCTCCAAGCCATCGATCCACCCGCTGATGACGTCGCTGATCTCGGCAGCGCGCCCGTTGAACTGGGCCTGCCACGTGGGCTGCGCGGTCTGCTGGCCAGCGTGGCGGCGCCAGCCATAGCCGGTGATGGGCACGTGCACCGCGCCCGAGGTGGCGGCCGCGTAGGCCTTGCAGAGCCAGTCGATGCCGATGCCCAGCCGCCGCGCCTCCTCGATCACTACCGAGTCGAGCGCGCTGCGCCGGATCACCGCCAGGCCGTGGATCGCGCACGGGTTGCGCGCGACGTCGGCGAGCCGCGTGGCGTGCCAGGCGTCGGGCGCGATGACGCGCTCGCCGTTGGCGTTGATGTTGCACTGCCGCGTGAAGGCGATGCCGGCGCTGGTCTCCTGCAGCGCCCGCAGGCACAGCCGCAGCGCGTCGTTCATGACGATGTCGTCGTCATCGACGAAGGCGACGAACTCGTCCAGGTGCAGCGCGTGCCAGCGGTCGAGCTGCCAGCCGGGGTCGCCGGCGTCGCTGTGGACGATCGCCTGGTGCAGCCCGTCGAAGTACTGCTTGCGGACGGACTCGACGCACTCGTCGAGCCAGGCGGGCCTGGCGCCGGTGGTGAAGGTGACGGCGGTCAGCATGGTCAGGGCACGTAGTCGCCGAGGCGGTCGATCACCAGGGTCATGCGCCCGGCCGAGATCGCGTAGGTGTCGCCGTTGGCAGTCATCGCCCAGAGCGACGTCGACACGACGGTCGGATCGTCGCTGGTCACCGTCAGCAGGTGCTGGTCGGTCCAGTCCATGGTCATCGTGGTGTCGCTGCCGTCCATCGGGTCGTAGTAGCGCGTGTGGGCCGAGCGGTGCAGCCCCATCGCGCTGCCGTAGGCCGATGCGGCCGGCGGCCATCCCATGTACGACGATGCCTGGATCGAGCAGGTGGCGACGATGCGGTACACGCCCTGCCGCAGCACCACGAGCTTGCCGAGGTCGGTGTCCCATGCCCAGTCGTCGCTGGCCAGGATGGGGCTGGCGTTCCACGCGTCGAAGGGGACGTTGTCGAAGGCGAACGGGATGTTGTTGGTGAGGAAGAGCGCGCTGCCCGCGCCGCCGCCGCCTCCCCCGATGACGGTCACCACGTTGCTGTTCTCGCCCACCCCGCGCGTCGCGGTGAGCCCCTCGGCAAAGTTCAACGTGTCGGCATCGGCCAGGCCGAGGTTCTCGCCATCGGCCTGGTACTGCACCAGGGCCGTCGGAAAGCCCTTCGGCGCAGCCGCCGGCATGTCGGTGAGGGGCGTGACGCTGAAGGCAGGCATGGCAGCTCCTAGGCGATGATCTGACGCGGCCGGGCGCGCACGCTGCCGGCGTTGTAGGCGCGCTGCTCGGCGGCCCGCGCGTTGTTGATCTGGGCCTGGAAGGCCTTGCCGTGGACGATCGCCATGTTGGCGTCCTTCCAGGGTTCGTTGAGCGTCAGCAGGTACGCGAGCGCGCCGTGGAAGAAGGCCCGGTCCCAGCGCGTGAGCAGCACCTCGGCGACCTTGTTCTGGCCCAGGCGCGGCTGCAGGATGATGGTGACGTCGAGCTCGTAGATGCCGTCGGGCACCGGGTCGAGCGCGAACTGGCCCTCGGGCACGTAGCAGTAGCGGCGCGGCGCGCCGCTCTGGGCAGGGGCCCAGCCGGTCGAGTCGCTGACCACCACCGGCCATGCGCCACCGGGCTTGCCGCCCTCCTTGAGCGCGCTCATCGAGCGGATGCCGATCACCTCCTCGAAGGGGTCGCTGCCCATGCTGTAGCTGCGCACGTCGGCCGTGGTGAGGCCTGGCAGGCCCGAGCGATACCAGCGGGTCTCGCCGCAGAAGGCGCGCGCCGCGCGCACGTAGGCGGCGACCAGCGTGCCGGTCGGGCAGCGCTTGACCTGCTGGGCAACGTCGCGCGCGACATCCATGACCTCGACCAGTGCCATGTCACACCCCCTCGACCTTGGACATCCGCGGCGCCACGGCGGCGACGGCGGCCGTCTTGGCGCCGACCAGCGCGACGAACTCGTTGAAGGCCGCAGAGGCCTTGGCCGGGTCGGCACGCTTGCTGGGCTTGCCGTGGGCCCGCGAGATCGCGAACGCCGACAGCGCGGGCTGGTAGACGTCGCGCAGCGGCATCTCCTCGGTGAGCGCGGCGAGCGGCACCGGCAGCGCGCCGTAGAGCGCCAGCACCTGGCCAGTGCCATCGTTGGGCGGCGAGACATAGAAGCGCCGCGGGGCCCGCACATCGAAGGCGAAGTGCTGCACGTTGCGCTCGCGCGTGCCGCCTGGCCAGAAGCGGTTCTCGTCGTCGAGCAGGCTCTTGTCGGTGAGCGTGAGCCGCTTGCCGGAGACCGCGTTCTCGGTGATGTCGAAGAGCGCCAGGCCGTCGTCGGGCAGCTGCTGCACCACGCCAGGCACGAGCGTGATCATGGTCTGCACGTCGTAGGCATCGGCCTTGACCAGGCAGGTCGCGCGGATCGCCTCGTTCAGGTAGCCGATGAGCTCGGCATTGGTCCAGCCCGCACCAGGCGGCGGGTCGAACAGGCGCACCCGCAGCGCGTCGATGTAGTCGGAGACCAGCATCACCGCACCCCCGGCGTGTCGGCCGGCGGCGGCAGCGCGGCGTCGGCCTGCGCGCGGCCGCCGACGACCGCGTGGAAGGCCTGCATGAAGACCTGGGCCTTGGCCAGATCCTGGCGCTTCGAAGCCTTGGTGTAGGCCTGGCCGGTCATGAACGACCAGATCGCGGACTCGTACTCGTCGGGCATCAGCACCGGGTCGGAGAGCGCCTCCAGGCGCGGCGGGAAGGCACCGAACATCACCATCAGCGTGGCGCCGTCGGTGGCCGGCGGCGAGACGTGGAAGCGACGCGGCAGGCGGGTGTCGAAGAGCACGTACTCGATGTCGTAGCTCGACGTGGCTGCGGCCCATCCCGGGTTGACGCGCACGAACTCGTGGGCCGACTGCACCGTCACGCCGTTGCCGGCCGCGTTGTAGAGCACGTCCAGGAACAGCGCGCCGTCCTCGGGCAGCTCCTGCACGACGCCTTCCACCAGCGTCAGCTCACGGATCACCGGGTAGGCGTCCTGCTTGAGCAGCACGATGCGGGTCAGCGCGCCGTTGAGGTAGCCGATCAATTCGTCATCGTTCCAGCCAGCGCCCGGCGCCGGGTCGAAGAGGTGCTCGCGCACCACGGTGATGTAGTCCGAGACGAGGCGCATCAGAGCACTCCCTGGATGTCGGTCTTGCTGACGCTGGCGTCCTTGAGGGCGCGCCAGCGATCGAGGGCGGTCGAGAACATCGTCATGAACGCGGCCGTCTTGGCGAGGTCTTGGCGGGTCGTGTTTTTGGCGTACGACATCGCGAGCACGAAGGCCCACAGGGGCGTCTCGAACCAGGTGCTGATCGGCACCACCCCGGCGAGCGTGATCGGGGGCGGCATCGCGCCGTAGACCGCCTCGACGCTGTTGCCGGGCAGGCCAGGCGGAAAGACGAGGAAGCTCAGCGGCGCGCGCTTGTCGTAGGTGTAGTAGACCGTGGGCCCACCGGGGATGTCCCCCCAGTTTTTGTGCACGCGGCCGAGCTCGCTCTGCGACTGGTGCGCCACAGGGTTGCCGAACTGGTTGCGCGCGATGTCGATCAGCAGCAGCGCGCCGGCGGGCATGGACTGCCGCACGCCGGCGACCAGGTCGATGTCGTCGATCTTCACGTAGGCATCGAGCACCTCGGCGCAGGCCTGCGCGATGCCGGCGTTGAGGTGGCCCAGCAGCTCGGCGTCGGTCCACGTCACCTTGTCGGCGTCCGCGAGCGTGACGCGGGCGCGGTCGACGAGCTCCTGGCCGGTGCTCATGGCTCAGCTCGTGGCGGGCTCGCGGCGGCGGCGCGGGGCCGGCGGCGGCTCGGGCTGCGGGTCGGGCAGCGGCGGCTCGGGCTGCTGCATCACGACGGGCGGCAGCTGCGACAGCTGCAGGCACTCGCTGCGCAGCTCCTTGATGTCCTTGCCGGGGTCGAGCGTGGCGCCGTACTGCTCGACGGCGAAGTCGCAGATCTCCGCGGCGGTGGCCTTGGCCAGGTCGAAGGGCTCCTCGGCCACAGCCTCGTCGTAGACCAGCGCGCGGCGCGAGGCCAGGCCCTTGAGGTAGCGCATCCGGTCTTCGAGCGAGGCCCTGATGTCGCCGTGGTAGGGACGGAAGCGCGGGTTCTTGGCGACCAACGGCACGTTCGGGTAGAGCATGCCGTCGTCCCTGATCAAGAACGGCACGGCCTTGTTCTGACGCTTGCGGCTGGTGGCGATGCGGTCTTCGTGCTGTGCGCTGATCTGGGCCATGGGAGTCCTTCAGGGATCGTGGAAAGGGCCCCAGGCGGCTGCCCGGGGCCCGCGGTGCCGGATCACTTGCCGGCCAGCGCCGGGGTCTTGCAGGGGGCGTCCGAGCCCTTGGTGCCGATGCCCAGCGGCTTGTGCGGGTAGCGCGCCTTGCTCTTGCCGGAGGCCTTCGAGCGGTCGCGCTCGATGTTGTCCGGCGGAGAGCGGAAGGTGTCGTTGCCCCCGTAGGGGTTGGAAGTCTTCAGAGTCGCCATCACAGTTTCCTTTCGAGTGGTGGTGGGTGGCGGGTGAGTGCCGATCGGGTCTCAGGCGAAGTTCTTGGCGAGGATGGCAGTGCCGAGATACTTCGGCTCGATCACCTCATAGCCGAAGACCATCAGGCCGCGGATCAGATACCCGAAGTCATTCGGGTTGTCGATCATTTGGCACTCGACGATTTGCGCCGCGAAGGTGAGTCCGGCCGAGTGACCGAACGGGCAGAAACTCCCCGGCGAGGGAGACGTCTGACTCAGCACCGCGCGCGACATGTAGATCGTGAAGCGATCGATCTCGCCGACCTTGCCGTTGCGCATGATCGAGACGCCGTCGCCCGACAGGCTGGCGTCGCGCAGGTCGCTGCGCTTGATCAGCGCGACAGCCCACGGCGGCAGCACGACCCAGCGGCCCTCGTCGCTCACCGACTGCTCGTCGAGCACCTGGCCCATGTCGATGAGCACGTCCAGGATGTTGTCCTTGTTGACCAGCACCGGAGCGGCTGAGGTGCCCAGCTTGATGTTGTTGGAGTCGAGGCCCGCAGTCGCGCCCGAGTTGTCGGCAGACACGTCGGCCGGGATCGTCTCCAGCATCTCGGCGTCGGCCGCGATGCGCAGCTGGATGCTGCCGTCATTGGCGAAGATGTCGGCCAGGTCGAGGTCGCTCTGGCGCGAGTCGACGGTCGACAGTGCCACGTTGAACGACTTGGCCTTGTCGATCGCGAGCGCGACCGAGTTCTTGGCCGGGTACTGCACCGCCAGGCCTTCGCCGACGACGTAGTCGCTGACGACCACATCGGGCACCGTCCGGATGATGACGTTGCTGCCGAAGCCGGCGATCTCGCCCTCGTAGTCGGTCGAGGCGATCTCACCGAACACGGTGCTCTTGTAAAACTTCTCGACCAGCTTGCCCGAGTAGATCTCGGGGATGAAGTCGACGGTGCCAGCCGGACCATAGTCCGGCAGACCGGATGCGCGTGGGACGCCCATGGCGTGCTCCTTGTTGATCTGCGGCAGCGCGCGTGCTCAACCGTGCTTCGAATGCGACCCGTTCGGCGTCCTTCACCTTGCCCAGCGCCGAGCGCTTGTAGTAGTCCTTGATCTCGGCAGAGCTCGGATACCCACCAATCGGCGGCGGCGGCGGCGGCGCGTTGCCCTGCCCTGCGGCCCGCGGGGGGACGACGGGCGGGGCCGGCGGTGCGCCAGCTGCGCGCTCGGCGGCGAAGGCCTGGAACATCTTGGCGACCCGTGCCACGTCATAAGCGCGGCACAGCTTGTTCAAGATCTCCTGGCGCAGATCGCCGGTGTGGGGATCCGCCTGCTGCAGCCACTGCTCACGCCACTCGGGGGTCTCGTCGACCTCGCGAAAGTTCGGCACGAGAGCCGCGAGGCCCTCTTCGAACTCGCGCAGGCGGTCTTCGGCCTGCCGCTGGGTGTTCGCCTTCTCGCGCTCGCGGATCGGCTTCACCTCGGCATCGATCATGGTGGCCACGGTCTTGCGCGCGGAGGCTTCCGCTGCGCTCGCCATGGCTTCGCATTGCTCTTGGCCGAAGCGCTCGATCTGCTCGGGCGTGAAGTACGTGCCCAGGTCCATCTGCTGGGCCTGAGGTTCGCTGGGCTTGCTGCGCAGTTGCTCCTGCAGCTCCTCGATCTGCTTGTTCAGCTCGGCCTCGCGGCGGTCGTGTGCCTGGCGGTCGCGCTTGTGGAACGACTGCAGGATGTTCAGGCGCTGGCGCCAGTACATCGGGTCTTTGGCACGCGGATCGTCGTCGAGGTGGGGGTCGCCGAACGGTTGCAGATCGGATGAAGCCGATCGAGGTGCGGGTGCTGGGGAAGGTGTTTCGCTGGGCGCCGCAGATGCCGCGGGTTCACCTGCCGGCGCGGCCGGCGGTGGTGAATTCGGATCGTCGGTGCCACGCTGCTGCTCTTGGAGTGCGCGGATGCGTTCGGACTGCTCGCGCACTTGCCTGGGCAGGCGGGTCTCACTCATCGCTACGGATGTGCTCGCCATTGAGAGACTCCACGATCCGACTGCCGCTGGGGCGGTCGGGGTTCGCAACCTGTGTTGGTCGTGGACTCTCTCCAGGCGTCCCTGGCGAGGGGTTCCGGTTCTGGGTCAGGGCTCGAAGTTCACCAGCTTGCGCGGGCGGTTCGAGACATCACGCATCGCTGCGTGCTGCTCTGCTTTTGTCAGGTCTTCGATCAGCTGCTGAAGCTGCTGCGCGCGTCCCTGGCACCGGTAGAGCTCCTCGCCGCCGCCAAATCGCAAGGCTTCATCGGCTTGGGCGAGCATCCGGTTGAGCACCTCGACCAGGGCCCGACCTTCTGGGGTCCGCGCGAAGCGGCGCAAGAGGTCGAGGTCGGAAGCCGAGCGGCTCATGGGGCGGGATTATGCGCGTGGCGTTCGTCTTGGTGATCGTTTTGTCAGTCTAGACACACGCCGGCGGCTCAAGGCGCGGGCTCGACGATCAGCCAGGCCACCGTGGACGTGTCGGTGAGGCTGGTGCTGGTGATCGTGAACGAGGTGCCGGCGGTGCGCGCGGTGACGCCTGGCGAGCCCCGCGTGCCGGCGCTGGTCTGGCAGGTGAGGTAGATCCTGCTGTTGGCGGTGACCTTGGTGGTGGAGACGACGACGACGCCGGCCACCAGGGTGGCGATGCCCATCGAGGCGTTCGCGCCCTCCTTCACCTTGAGCGTGTTGCCGGCCGCGCTGAGCGTGACGTCGCCGGCGACGCCCAAGCCGGCCGCGCTGAACTGGCCCCTGCCCGTGGTGCCGGTGATGAAGTCGAGGACGTCGGTGCTGTGGTCGTAGCGGATCTGCCCGGCGACACTGCTCTGCGGGTCGCCGAAGGCGATGCCGACGATCGCGGTGTTCGGCGTGAGGAACGACATGCCGCCCGCGCCGGACGCCTCGATCACAAAGTCGCTGCGCTGGGCGTTCGGCGTCGCGGCGCTGGCCCCGGCGCGCACGCCCAAAGTGCCGAGCGTCGCGCCGTTGAACCGGCCGGTGAGCGCGCCCACGATGGCGCCGGTGAAGGTCGCTGTCTTGTCGGCGGCCAGGGTCAGCGCGGTGGTGCCCGAGGCGCCGCCGATGGCCGTCGTGCTGAAACGCAGCGCGCCTGGCACGCTGCCGACGACGCCACCGGCCTCGACCAGGCAGTCGATGCGCGCGGACTCGACGAACGCGGCGGTGTCGCTGGCGTTGAAGCTCCAGCGCCCGAGCAGGGTGTTGACGGGCAGTTGGGCGACGCCGTGCGACCCGACCGTCGCCCCGGACGAGGTCGCCGTGATGATGATCGGGCCGCTGGGCACCACGTTGTAGCGGCCCATGGCGAAGGCCGACCCGGCGTTGTTCAGCCCGTTCTGCTGCATCGTCGCTGTCACGGCCGAGGTGCCGGTGACGTAGGCGCGCAGGGTCGTGTCGGCAATGCTCAGCGCGAGCGGCGACACCAGCCCGGTGGCGCTGATCTGCAGTGCGGGGATCGCCGTTTGCCCGGCGGTGCA